AGATTGAGGATGCATACAAAAGGGCAGTTACTACTTTAATTCTTGAAAACCAAGAAAAAGCACTCAGAGAGGACAGAGCGTTCTTGAGAGAGGCAGCACCAGAAAACGCAACTGGTACTTCAATAGATAATTGGGATCCAATTTTGATCTCACTTGTCAGAAGGTCTATGCCTAACTTAATCGCTTATGACATCTGTGGTGTACAACCTATGACAGGCCCCACAGGTCTTATATTCGCAATGAGATCTAGAAAGACTTCACAAACTGGTGCAGAAATGCTCGCAGACGAGTCACAACAAGATTTCTCAAACCAAAACGCACAAGGAACAACAGGTGGTGGAGATATCACTGATACTGCAACTAACCCTGCTGTTCTTAACGATAGTCCTGTTGGAACATACGAAACTGCGACAGGTATGACCACTGCACAAAGTGAAGCGTTAGGTGATAACTCATCAACAAACACTTTTGCACAAATGGCGTTCTCAATTGAGAAGCACACAGTTACCGCTGTTACTAGGGCTCTAAAGGCCGAGTACACAATGGAACTTGCACAAGACTTAAAAGCGATACATGGTCTTGACGCTGAAACAGAACTTGCAAACATCTTATCTGCTGAAATACTTGCAGAAATAAACAGAGAAGTTGTTAGAAATATCTACGTTTCTGCTGTTAAGGGTTCTCAAGTGAATACAACTACTGCTGGTATCTTTGACTTAGATACAGACTCAAATGGTAGATGGTCAGTTGAAAAGTTCAAAGGTCTAATGTTCTCACTTGAAAGAGATGCGAACGCTATCGGTCAACAAACTCGTAGAGGAAAAGGTAACTTAATCATATGTTCTGCTGATGTTGCATCTGCACTACAAATGGCTGGGGTACTTGATTACACACCTGCTCTTGCGAACAACTTAAATGTTGACGACACAACAACTACATTTGCTGGAGTTCTTAACGGACGATACAGAGTGTATGTAGACCCATATGCAGCTAACGTAGCCGCTTCACAATACTACGTTGCTGGGTACAAAGGAACATCACCATACGATGCTGGTATGTTCTACTGCCCATACGTTCCACTACAAATGGTTCGTGCAGTTGGGGAACACACTTTCCAACCAAAAATTGGTTTCAAAACTCGATATGGTTTAGTCGCTAACCCATTCCACACAGGAACAGTTGCTGCTTCTGCTGAGGGTGGTATCGCCATAACTGCAAATACTAACAAGTATTACAGAAGAGTTAAAGTCGCAAACCTAATGTAATTAGTATACTATTATTGTAAAACTCAGGGGGGTCGCAAGACCCCTCTTTTTTTTGTCTAAATAGTAGTATGGCACAAACTTTTGGAATAGATAGACAACCAACTCAGTTAGACTATGCAAGTCCGACTCAGTTTAAGTTTAATATTGTTCAACTACCAAAAGTTGAATATTTTACCACAGCTGCAAATCTACCAAGTATAACACTTGCAGACGCAATCTTTCCCACACCATTTACAGATATTCCAGTGCAAGGTGACAAACTTACATTTGATAACCTTATCATAAGTTTTATAGTAGATGAAAGTTTGGAAAATTATGTAAAACTTCATAAATGGTTATATGGTATAGGGTTTCCAAAAAGTAGACAACAATTTACTGAGTTTCGTGCAGATGAGTCAGTAACACCAACTGCGACAAGAGGTATTAGTAGTGATATCGGTGATGTAAAACCAGCAACACCATCAAGAGGTTTGTTTGGTGATGCAACACTTACAATACTTTCAAATAAAAATAATCCACTCGTAGAGGTTAGATTTAGAGATGTCTATCCAGCATCACTGAGTGGCCTAGATTACAATCAAAACAATACAGATGTTGAATATCTTACAGCAACGTGTGATTTCAAATATACTTTGTATGAAATTATAACTTTATAATGGAGAAATATTATGACAATATTCAAAGACCCCAACGATTACAATTATATTTTTTATGGTGCAATAATAGTTCTTGCAGTCTTAGGTAGTCTTTTTGTAACACCAGCAAAAGGTCAGGTTACTAATTTTAAACTATTACACAAACACATTAATGGACAACCAAGTAGTGCGTCAAAACCTATAGTGTGCAATCATCCAGATACAATAATACAACTAGTAGATAAGTGGGGTGAAAAACCAAGAATGACATTAGGAAATGTATCACCCAATTCAAAGGGTAATATAATTCCAACTAGTGTTATTTTTGGTATGAATGCAGAAACAGGAACTTGGAGTTTAGTAGAGTTTATAAATCCAGATTGGGCGTGTATAATTGCAAATGGAGTTAATGCAGAAGTTGTTGTGAATAATTAGATATGATTATTAGTGATGATATAAAACTAGATTATTCAGACGTATTAATTCGACCTAAAAGATCTACTCTCACATCTCGTTTTGATGTTGATATGAATAGAACTTATACTTTCTGTCATAGTAAAAAAGAATGGACAGGTGTTCCTATCATGGCTGCAAACATGGATACAGTTGGAACATTTGAAATGCATAAAGTATTAAGTAAATACGATATGGTTACTTGCATTGCACGACATTATAATTATGACAAAGAAAACTGGTGGAAGTTACCTTACGAAAATTCTTCAAATAACCTTTGTGTTATGGGTGGTATATCTACAAAAGATTTAAAAATACAATCCGAAATTTATCAAAATAGTAAATGTGCATTTCTTGGTTTGGATGTTGCAAACGGATATACAATTAGTTTTGTTGATGCAGTTAAAAAGACCAGACAATGGAATCCAGATGCAACAATTATTGCTGGTAATGTAGTTACTGCTGATATGACACAGGAGTTAATACTTGCTGGTGCAGATATTGTAAAGGTTGGAGTTGGGCCTGGATCAGTTTGTACAACACGAATAAAGACAGGAATAGGTTTTCCACAATTAAGTGCAGTTATAGAATGTGCAGATGCAGCTCATGGTTTGGGTGGACATATAATTGCAGATGGTGGTTGCAATTCATCTGGAGATATTGTTAAAGCAATTGCGGCTGGTGCTGATTTTGTTATGATTGGTGGTATGTTATCTGGACATGATGAGTGTGATGGAGAACTAATATTTGAAGATGATGTAGAAAAACCAGTAGGTATGAAATTTTATGGAATGGCATCTGAATCTGCAATGGATAAACATGAAGTAGGAAACAGAGAATATAGGGGTGTTGAAGGTAAAACAGTCATAGTTCCCTATCGTGGCCCCGTAGAAAATACCCTTATAGATATATTAAGTGGTGTTCGTTCTGCGTGTACTTATGTTGGTGCAAATAGATTGAAATCACTATCAAAATGTGCAACCTTTATACGAGTGAATAATACACATAATAAAATATATGGAGAATGAATGACACTTGACGAATTGAAACTTCAAGTAAAAAAAGACTTGGAGGTAGATGATGAAAGACTTGACACAGAGTCATATAAAAATCAAGAACTTTACGCAAAATACCTAGATCAAAAAACAAACTTTGAACTTTTATTGTACAGGGCAAAGGGTGACTATAAAGTTTTATATAGAGACAAATGGGAATACTATGGTGGTAAGGCTGATGCAAAAATCTATGTTACCAAACCATTTGACCTAAAGGTTCTTAAAACTGATCTCAGTATATACATTGAGTCAGATGAAGATATAATTAAATCAGAACATAAAATCGCATACCTTGAAATAACTATAAAATATATTGATGGTGTTCTTAGATCAATACAAAGTCGTGGTTGGGATATCAAAAATGCGATTGGTTGGAAGCAATTTGAGGCTGGAATGATATGAAAAGGTGGATAGGATACTACGAAAACATAGTATCAAATGATTTATGTGATAAAATCATGAACTATTCAGATAATGTGAAACCACTTAAAGCATCTGAATATGCAACATCTGAGGGTAAGTCAAAAAGAAGTAAAGAACGTGTTAAGATGGATGATGGTTGGTTTGTCAATGGTGAACAACACTATCAAGATATAAGAATTTGTTTTATGACTACACTCAAGAAGTATCAAGAAAAACACAAAGACTGTGTTTGTCAAAGATACACAGACTTCAGACTGAACAAATACTCTGAGGGTGGGTTTATGTCCAGACATATAGACAATATACATCACTCACATGGACAGACATATGGATATCCACAACTAACAGCACTATTGATGTTAAATGATAATTATGAGGGAGGTAACTTTCTTGTCGCAGATAACGAGTTCAAAACTAAAAAAGGTTCTGCGATAGTATTCCCATCTAACTTCATGTTTCCCCATGCAGTTAAGAAAGTTGAGAAAGGAACAAGGTATAGTATAGTAACATGGTTGATGTAAAAAAACATGATGCATTTCCAACAAGTTTATATAACTTTGAACATAAATTTGCAAGTGGAGAGTTAAAAACTTTAGTTGATTACATACGAGAAAAAAGTTTTGTAGAGAAAAATGGTCAGAACCTTTCCCACCTAGGAGCTAGATGGAATAGCAGAACTGGAAGTCAACTTGAAAATGAAATACACAAACTTGATATTTTTTCTAATTTAGTAAAAACCATTATGGGGGTTACAGAAACTATAATGGAAGATAAAACATATCAAGGTAAGCCAGAGATAACAAATATGTGGGCAAATATACTTAGACCAACAGGTCAAAAATTTCATGCACCACACACACATTCAAATAATGTATTTTCTGGTGTGCTTTATTTAAAAGCGTCTAGTAAAACATCTGCAATACAATTTTTTGATCCTAGACCTCAAGCAAGTGTTTTTGTACCAAGAAGATCTTCAGATGATTTTGGTAACTCTGATATGATTGCTTATGACTCAAAAGTTGGAACAGGAATAATATTCCCATCTTGGTTACAACATTGGGTGCCTGCAACTGAAGATGAAAGAATTAGTGTTGCGTGGAATGTATTAGTTCGTGGCGAATATGGTGAACCAGAGCAACTGCAAAATGCACATATCTAAAGTAAACGAAGTTTACTTAAATCTAGATGTTGACTCAAGTTTGGGTAGAGAACTCGCAGACTATTTTACGTTTGAAGTGCCTGGGGCCAAGTTTATGCCTATGTATAAAAAACGTATATGGGATGGTAAGATAAGATTATATTCTCAACAAACAAATAAAATATACTGTGGACTTTTACCTTATATAAAACAATTCTGTTCAAGAAACTCAATTAACTACATAATAGAAAAGGGAGTTGAAGATGACAGGAATCTTATTCGTGAGGATGTTAGAAAATTCACCGAATCACTACGTCCACAATCAAAAGGAAACCAACTTGAAATACGAGATTATCAAACGGATGCCATACTTCACTCTTTACGAAAACATCGCTCTCTTATTGTTTCTCCTACTGCATCTGGGAAATCATTA